CTGGCAGCGGGCAGTGAAGATTCGCGACGGCGTGCTGAAGGACGACTCGTTCCTGCCGTGCATCTACGCCGCCGATCCCGAGGACGATCCGTTCATCGAGGAGACGTGGAAGAAGGCGAATCCAAACTACGGAATCACGCTGAAACCCGAGTATTTCCAGCAATTTGCCCAGAAAGCGAAGGAGTCTCCGACTGACGAGGTCGTTTTCAGAACCTTGCATTTAGACCAGTGGCAGCGTTCCGAAACCAAGTGGATCAGGCACGGTGCCTGGGACGCCAACAACGCGCCGCTGCGGCCGACGGCAGGGCGGCCGTGCTGGTGCGGAGTTGACCTCGCCAGCACATTCGACACGACTGCGTTCGTGGCAGTCTGGCCTGACGCCGATGGAACGTATGACGTTCACGCTCACTTCTTCATCCCCGAGGAGAACGCGCACAAGCGGTCAAAGGAAGACCGGGTGCCGTATCAAGCGTGGGCTGATGCGGGTTTTGTTACACTAACAGATGGCGACATAACGGATTACGACGCTGTCCGAGACTACATTCTCTCGTTCTGCGAGAAGAATGCGGTTCGCGGTATTGCAATCGACCGCTGGAATGCGGTGCATCTGACGACGCAACTGGTAGCGGAGGGAATCGACGTTAAGCCTTTTGGACAAGGTTTTGCCAGCATGAGCGCGCCTTCTAAGCTGCTCGAGACACTGACCGTGTCCAAGCGTTTGCGGCACGCCGGCAACCCAGTCCTCGCGTGGCAGATGTCGAATGTTCAGGTCAAGATCGACGACGCCGGAAACATAAAACCGACCAAGAAGAACTCACATTCGACCGCCCGCATCGACGGGGCCGTCTCTCTGATCATGGCCCTCGGTATCTCCAGCAGCGAGAACCACGGCAACACCGACGAACCAACCCTCATGGTGCTCTAGCGTGGATAAGATCGACGAGGAAGTCTCCGATCTGATTGAGCTTCGCGGCAGTCTCTCTCGCATTTTCGAGGAGATAACCAACACTCGTCGCACCGCATCCGGCGTCACTGTATCCCCCGAGACCGCTCTGGAATGCACGGCGGTTCTCGCCTGCGTGCGGGTGCTGTCGGAATCGATAGCCAGCCTGCCGTTCAATGTCTACCGCAGGCTTCCAGGCGGCGGCAAGGAAATCGCCGAAGAGCAGCATCTCCACGAGGTGCTCTGCTATCAGCCGAATTCTTGGATGACGGGCTTCGAGTTCAGGGAACTCATGCAAAGCTGGCTCCTGCTCTGGGGCAATGCCTACGCCTACATCAAGGGCGGCCGGCAGGGCGGCGTGACCGAGCTGATCCCGCTGCATCCGTCGCGGATGGAGGTCAAGCGGCTCACCAACGGCAAGCTCCGGTACTACTACACCGAGCCGACTACGCCGATTCAGCCACAGGTCGAGATCACCGAGTATCGCCAGGACGAGATTTTTCATTTGCGGTGGCTCTCGTCTGATGGGGTCAAGGGCTTCACTCCGACGACGCTCTCCAAGGACGCGATCGGGCTGGCCCGCGCCACCGAACTGCACTCCGGCTCGTTCTTCGGGAATGGAGCCCAGATGGGCACCTACATCGAGACTGATCAGCCTCACAAGCCCGAGGTGCTGGCGAGGTTCAAAGAACAGTGGAACGACGCTCATCAGGGGCCAGAGAAGTCGTACAAGACGGTCGTGATGCCGTTTGGCTTCCACCGCAAGTCGGTTGAGATTCGCAACGATACCAGCCAGCTTATTGAGACACGCCGCTATCAGTGTGAAGAGGTGAGTCGAGCCTACCGCGTTCCAGGCCATTTGATCGGCGACTTGTCGAATGTGCGTTTTTCGACGGTGGAACAATCGGCTATCGACTTCGTCACCTTCTCGTTGATCCCGTGGTGCCGCCGATGGGAAATGGCGTGTCGCCGCGATCTGGTAGTCGACGATAAACAGTATTTCTGCCAGTTCGATACGAACGCCCTTATGGTCGGCGACTACGCGGCGCGTTCGCAGTTCCTGCGGGAGATGGCGAACCTCGGCGCCCTGGACATCGACGAAATCCGTTCGCAGATCGGCTACAACCCGCTCCCCGACGATCAGGGCAAGAAGCGGTTCGTGCAGGTCAATATGCAGTTGCTTGAGGCGTTCACCGCAGACAACCCAACCGGCCAGAAGCAGACCTCCGCATCGCCGACTCCGCCGGCCGGCGTGGCCGACACGCCCGAGTCGGCCGCCCCCGACGCCCCCGCGGCTGCCGAAGACACACGACAACTCGTTGGTGCGGAGGTTCTGTTCAAGACGAACCTTCGGCGACTCGCCGCGGTCGAGGCCGACGGCGTGCTCGAGCGCCGCAGCAAGCCCGAGAAGATCGCGACATGGTTTGATCAGATGAGCCAGCGAATGCGAGAAGAACTTCGCGAGGCCGCAGAGGCCACTGGTCGAGACATCGACAAGTTTGTTGGGGATTGGGTGAACCGCTCGCGGGAACTACTGCTGGAGTGCCACCGCAGCGGTCAGAAGTACGAAACCGTCACAGAAGGCTGGTGCGACAAGCACCTGACGAATGATGCCACAGCCACTTGAAGGCGTAGTCGACGCATTGCAGGCTTCTCTTGCCCTGCACTGGTCGCAGGCCGAGATGTATGACCTTCAGGCCGTCCACCTGACCCGCTGGGGCTACGGGAAGCTAGGCGAGACCTGGGCGTCCTATGCCGCCGAGGAGCGCGGGCACATCAAGAAGCTCTCGGAGCGACTTGAGTTCTTCGATGTCCAGCCGTCGCCGACTCATGACGAGCCGGAACTGCCCAGGCACGACTTTGAATCCATCCTTGACGTGAACTACGAAGCCGACGTGACGGCCGCGGAGGTCGAGCGGGCCGGCTTTATGACGTGCATCGCCGTCGGCGACTCAGTCACGGCCAAGATTTTCATGAAGCTTCGGCGTGGCAGCGAAGATTCGATGGCGGGTATCGAAGCCATTCGGAAGATTATCGAGCAGATTGGTGTGGAAAACTACCTCGCGAATCAGGTGACGGCATGAGCAATGAAATTGAGCGGCGCACGACGGTCTCGGACGCCACGGTTGAGTACCGGGACATGGGGAACGGCGAGAAGAAGCCTGTGATCGCGGGCTACGCCGCCGTCTTCAACTCCGAAAGTCGCAACCTGGGTGGGTTCGTCGAAACGATTCACGAGAATGCGTTCGACGACGTGCTCGCCGAGGGGCCGGATGTCATCGGCGTGTTCAATCACGACCGCAATTTGCTCCTGGGCCGCACCGGAAACGGCACGATGAAGCTCACGAAAGACCCTTATGGTCTTCGTTATGAGATCACGCCGAACGAAAACACGTCCATCGGCCGCGACGTGATCGAATGGGTTCGCGATCGGACAGTCGTCGGATCAAGTTTCGCATTCGCAATCCGTCGAGATGGTGGCGATTCGTGGTCTACAGACCCCCAGCGTGGCATTCGCAAGCGAGAAGTGAGAGCGATTGGGCTGCTCGAGGATGTCGGGCCCGTCGTTCGGCCAGCCTACGACACTTCCAGCGTGGTTGTGAGCCGCCGAGCCATCGAAATGGCCCTCGGTGAGAGCCATCGGCCCATCCAGACGATGGCGAACGCGGCGAAGCGCGGCCTGAAGCTGGCCCAGAGGGCAGAAAACGTCGATTCTCGACTGCTTTGCATCGCCGAGAGGCTCGCCAACCGCGAAATCGTCTCCGTCGAGGAGGTTTTGTACCTTTCTGGCGTCTACGAACGCTGTTTGGCGGCGAAAGTGACGGGCTGGTCGGGCACGCCGGCCTGGATTGAGTGGCAACTGGCCGGCGGTGACGCTGGGCAGAAGTGGGTGGATCGGCGTGCTGCTTCCGCGCAGCCGGAAGCAGCCCCGTCGGTGGACTTGCCCACTGAAACTGCTCCCGACGTACCCGTTTCCGAGGAACGAGCCGCCTCCGACGTGAACCTGAAGCCCACCGCGGGCATGGCCGCCGCCGCGAAGCGTGGCCTTGCCCTGCACGAGGCTGGCCGATCGGGCGACGGGCTCAAGCCTGAGACGGTTGCCCGTGCCGGAAAGATCGCCGACCGCAACGAACTCACCCCCGAGCACGTTCGCGAGATGCGTGCGTGGTTCCGTCGGCATAAGGTCGACAAGCGTGCGGGATGGTCGACGAAGGGCGCTGAGACCCCAGGTTACACCGCCTGGATGTTGTGGGGCGGAGACGCGGCGTGGCGGTGGTCTGAGGCCAAGGTCTCGCAGATGGAGCGAGCCGCCGGTCAGCGCGACATCGACGAGGCCGAGGAAGGCATGGAAGAGGAATATCCTGGCACGCTCTCGCAGGCGAACCTTGACCTCGCCGAAGCGCAGGAAATGATCGCAGCCGACGAAGGCCAGTGGCCGCAGGAAGGTGCGGCTGGTGCCCACTACATGGGCGAGAGCCCGTTCTCTGGCCGCGGCATCATGTGCTCCAACTGCGTCTTCTTTGAAGGCGGCGGCGCATGCGAGATCGTGCAGGGCGATAT